AACCTGTCTTAGTTCCTGCTAGTTTGTTTCTCATCTCTGACAATATTATATACCAAGATAGCAGCCCTTGTTAGACTGCTATGCTTAGTACTTGGTGTCCAATTTGCTATGATCATTTGTAAGGGACGTATGCAGTCTTACCACCTTGCTTAATAGCTCTAAGAATTTGCTTGCGCTGCTTGCCGGTAGACTCGTAAGATACGTGTACCCAATCAGGATTAGTATCAGTTCCAAATTCCCAAATAAGTTGGTCAAACTCTAAGTTATCTTTGATGTAGTTAAAGATAGACGCATTAGTAACAGTTGTACCGTCCATGTCAATATCAATTGCTTCGCCTGTGCAGTGTTGTGATGCAGGAATATAAACACCGTTAACTGTTTTACCTGCGCCTCCGATTGCTTTATTTAGCGCCGCAGAGCGGTAGCCCGATGAAATTCTAATTGGAACACCAAAGTGATCACGAATTGGTTGGAATACTCTCTCAGCCAATAATTTAAAGTTTTCAATGTGCTCAGGTGTAGGCATATTAGAAATGCCTTTACGTTTTGCAGTTTCGCTACGTGTTACTTCTGCTAATGCTAAATTTTTACTCAGTTGCATCTTTATCTTTATTTTTAAGTTTCATAATACGTCCGGCAGTTGTGATGCCAAACGCCCCCAAAGTTAGTAACATAAATCCATCAAAGATAAATTCCTTGATGACTAATTCGTTACCAATTACACCGGTGATTACATCTGTCAATAAGACAAACACCATTGCGAAAAACGAGATAACACCAACAAAGGCCTGCTCGTTAATTTGATTATCGTCTGAGATTAACTCTCTAAAAAACTTTTTCATAGTTTAAAAATATTTAGTTTAGGTCTTTTTGGTTTTACCACATCGTAGTGCCAACCAACAGGCGGTTCTTTTTGTTTATCGTCAGCAGGGCAGTCTTCTGTTCTCTTAAAGAACATTATATCACCCGTATAGTCATCCTTCCTTACAACATAGTCAGAGAGGTCTACGGCTACTATCTCATTGTTGATATATGAGTAGTATATCCAAGCGCCCTCAATTGCTCTCTTCTCAAGCCACTGACGTATGGTGTCTAACTTATCTTCACGCACAATCTGTAGATCAATCACGTTTCTGTACTGAACGACCTGTTGGCTGTAGAACATAAGCACTGTATCCCTAACTGATATAATAGAGTCCTTTGTCTTTACATCGGACTTAAATCTTGCAATCCTAGCCTTCTGATTTTCGAATATTGCGTTTATGGTATCAGCCTGTGGCTTGGTTAGTATGACAACTGAATCGCCATCAATTACCGTCTGAAGTGGGTAACGTGATTGGCTGAAACTCAAATTGCTTACCAGTAGACTGACTACGAACAATATCTTTTTCATTATCTAGTTCTTTTTTAATATCTTTTACAACCGACTTGGTGCTGTCTAGGTCTCCTATGACCTCAGATACCATATTCTCAAGATTGGCCTTGTCTTCTGTCAGTTGCTTGTTTGCCGCCTTTAATGTGCTCACGCTCTTCGTTAGCTTCTTGTTCTCCCCTGTCAGCTGTATGTTATCCTCAACTACGACAACGTGACCGTGTCCGCTTGATAATACTTGCGCTACCACAAGTATAATAAATAGAGAGCCTACAATGATGAGCTTACGTTTCATTTCTTACTTAAGAACATCAGAACTATCTCCTTGAGACTTTTGGAACTCTCAGTGCTCTCTGTGAGCTTGCTGTCAAGCTTCTCGCGATACTCACCCTCTAGCTCATTTACCTTTGCCTTAAGATTGTCCTCGCTCTGCATTAAACGATTAAGGAACATCCAACATAGGTAGCCAAGTGCTAATACTGCAAATCCTAGGACACCATACTGCGTTAATACTTCAAATGGACCGAATGACATTACTTGTTGTCTAAATGTCTTTTGATGAATAACCAGGCCACATAGCCTAATGCCAATACGACGAGTCCTAGTGGACCGTACTCAGATAGTTGTGAGAATACACCAAAGTCAGGTGCTGTTGATACTGTATCCATTATCTATTAATTATTAGTTGCTTTACTGCGTCTGATAGTTCAGCTACGCTTCTTGCCAAGTTCTTGATTTCAAGTTGAGTCTGCTCTTGGATGGCCTGATATTTGAGACGTGACTCCTGCTCTACTAACTCAATTTTGCCTTTGAGCTTTCCAGCATCCTCAGTATTTTTACGAACATCTGAATGTACCATCTTTAAAAAATATCCTATAATAGCGATGGCTGTAACCATGCCAAACTGAATCAACTCTTGCATCATCTCTTGATAAATCGGTAAACAAAATAAACTATAGCAAAGATAATTAAAATCGGCAACAAGTTATTTAGCAGCCTCTTCCACCATGGTGTCTTCTCGTAATACCTAACAGGTATACGCCTTTCAATTATCTGCTCTACGTATACAGTGTCACACTTACCTTCGATGAAAACCTGATCGCCCTTCATCCATACTTTTACCTTGAGCTGTTCTTTCTCTAAGAAGATGGTATCTAGCAAATCATTCACCTTCACAACTGTGTCTACCTTAACCTCAGGCACAACAACTCTAACGGTGTCGTGAATGGTGACACTGTCAGTAGTTATTAACTCTGGATGTTTGGTAATAAGTCTAGTAAATCTAGTCCTCGGGCTGCACGCTATCATCGTTAGCGTCAGCAGAATTATTGTTAGCTGCTTCATTTAAAACGTTTAATAGCGCAATTGCGAATTTACCTGGCATCTCGGCAATCAGTGCCTCGATCTGCTTTATTTGAGTTTCATTTAATTTTATCATAGCACAAAGTTACGAAATAATTGTAACCCCGATAGCCTCAGCTACATACTCATTCACTACGTTGTTGTCAGTACCCCATGCTGCGAACTGCTCAGGTGTTAAATCGTAGTTGTCATCTGCTACTACTTTTCCGTCTTCCGTTAGGAGCTGCCAGTACGTTGTGCAAGTCGTTGCCTCAGTTGTAAAGTTAAGAACTAATACGGACATTTGCGTTGCCGTTCCTGCGTTAAGTGGGTATACAACTGGTTCAATTGCTACTCCTTGTGGTGTTGTTGTTTCCATTATTTATGTTTTAAAGTAATACTACTGTCTTTCGCACGCCCCCTACTGTAAAATATAGGTTTGTGCCATCATATTCAAATGCTCCGTTTTCGGGAGTCGTTAAGTTTGTTCCTGCTCTTAATTTTAAAGGTGCAGTTCCTGCTGTTGCTGTTCCTGCTCCTAGTTCTATTTTAGCAGATGCAGGACTTGAGCCCGTTGGGTCATAACCTATTGCAATATTATTACCAATAAACGAATTAATGCCAAACTGATTACTTGCTAACCTATGTAATCTACCACCCGAAGCAAATTGAAAATCAGTAAAATATGTAGCATTTAAAGCAAGACCCGAAGAACCTCCCGAAATATTACTTGAAGCATTTGCAATTGTAAGAACACCACTCACCCTCGCACTCCCGTTAACGTCAAGTCTAAAGCCTGCGTCTGTGGTGGTGCCTATTAATAACTTGGAAGTTCCTTGGTCTAAAATTACATTTGCAGTTGTTCTTAATCTAATATTACCCGTACTTGCTGAACCAATATGAGTTTCTTGTGCACCAAATCCATAGGCTAAATAAACTGCCGCAGCATCTCTACCCGCAAAGAATGAACTTGTTCCGTATTGGATTAATCTTTCTCCCGCGGGAAAAATTAAGTTACCCGTTATTTGCGTGTTTCCGTTTACATCCAACTTTTGTGCGGGACTACTCGTACCAATACCTACGTTGCCTGTACTATATGAAATATTAGAACCACTTATTGTCCAAGGTTGGTTTGCAGTTACAAAGCCTGTGCTTGCAAATGTCATTGATTGACCTGCATCATTTATTGCTCTAAAATTTAACCCGCCATCATAGTAAAAGTAAATACCTGAATTTCCTTGTCCCCAAAATGATATACCGGGTCTCCTACCCGATGCCCAACCTGATGCTGTAACAAAGCTAAGCAAAGGGCCATTTGTATAAGCTGAAGCGGAAGGTACTATCTCAGTGTCAAGCCTTAAAGTATTTACCACTCTCGCAGGGCCATTGACGTCTAACTTGAAGCCAGCATCGGTTGTTGTGTTTAATAATAAGTTTCCGTTACCTCTTAAACGCATTAAAACATTAGTTCCGTCAGTAGCTTGGAAAACTTCGTTTGTATTTCCCTCAATAGATACATAAA